CGTTATGTATATGGTGCAGGATACGCGAAATACACTTTAAATCATGGCGCAAGACGTAAAACCCTAACTACTTTAGGGGATCAGTTAACTAAGATTAGAAACGAAGCATTTAACTTTGGTGATGGTAACCATATTTGTTTTGTGGATGGTTGTGGCCCAGCAATTGTATTTGATGGATCACATTGGGAAGAGCTTACAGTAGCAGGGGCTGGAACAAGTCCAGACGCAGTTGGGCATAATTCTCAAACAGGTGGTGGTGATCAATGTTTAGCATCCCCATCTCTCGTCGGCGTATTTGAGAACCATTTATTTATTGGCGGCAACGTTCTTACAGAAGCCACTATTGCTCACTCAGCACCAAATGCATGGTAT